CTATTTACAGAAGAAGAACGTGAAAAACTATTCCTAGACAAAATCGAAAAAGGAATTGTATACGTACTAGGAACAAAAATAGACCTAAAGACCGAAGAATCACGATATATGGGTGTACTCGTAAGCGAACGAGAACGCTGTGAAAGACTGTATTACGACAATCCCAAAGAATGGGAAGAAAGAAAATACCTTAACAGGCTCAAAAAACAACGTCAGTGGATGGAATCTAAAGCGACTATGGTCGCCGAGAAGGAAAGAAAAAAAGAGGAAAGAGAACAAGAGCAGTTTAATAAAGACATTGATACATTCGCCAATCTATATTATAACCAGTATTACACATAAGGCTGTGCTCGGGCATATCCAACGGGTACCGTGTTAACATCACACGGGTCTGTATTTAACACCTCTAGGCCGGGCGGCCAAGGGTGTATAACGGGAGGGTGAGATATGCCTTTATCCGAGAGGCGGCTACCTTAAGAACGGGATAAGGAGTGACATGCACCCGACCAAAGGTCGTGGTGTGCGACTTCGTCGATATCAAGGTGCTAGTCGCTAAGGAGGGCTATGCGCCCTCTATTGCTCCATCACCGTTCAAACGCCACGGAGGCTTAAAGATACTATTGCTAATAAAAGTTAAAAGCTTCAGATAAATATCAGAAAATTTGCAGGAATCAAAAAAAACACGTATATTTGTAGTGTAATAAAAAACAAGGAGGTCAATATGAAAACTATCTACATTATCACTATCAGAAACAAAGAGACTAAAGAAAATTCAACGTTTGTAAAAAAAGGAAGTTTCAATGATGCTATTAAATATGCAAAATTACTTCTAAAAAAAGGAGAATACATTAAATCAATATCGGAGGCTTAAAGCCTCCATAATATTAACTTAAAAAATTACAAAACTATGGCAGCAACAAAATTTTCAGTAATCACAACAGGAGATAATCCTACGTTTCATGTAATGGTAAAAGAAATACCAACAGAATGTACATACAAAATAGCGGTAACAATTGCAAAGGCAGTCGTACCAAAAGACGAGCGTATAATAGCAGTAGTAGAATCATGGAAATTATATCCTAACGAAAATGAAAAAACCGAAAAAGATTAGAAAATATGAAGCAGACGGATATATTTTCAATACATTTCAGGAGCTAAAAAATTACGTGTACTTCAACACATCAATAAAAATGAAGAAAATATGTTATGAACTAGATGAAGATGTTATTACAAAAAAGTATATCTTCACAAAACAAGAAAGGAGGTTAATATGCGAAAAAACTTTTGACAAAGATGAACAAGATACAAAAATTTGGAAACAAAAACAATTAAAATTATTCTAACATGAAAATTACAGGTAATCAATGGACAGAAATTATCCGAGCTATCAGTACGGCGATCATAGCTATAATTACGACCTTATGTGTGCAGTCGTGTACAATGAGTCTATCCGTAAGCAAAAACAATCAAAACTCAACGCAAAAGACCGAACAAACATCGACGTCAAGCGTTGATAGTACAAAAATTAGTATCAATCCTAAAAACTATTAAAAATGGAAAGAGAATTTAACGACATGAAAGATGTATTCAAGGTATTACCAACAACTCAAGAAGAGAAAGAATACATGATTGTAATTGGCAAACATTTGGCAACAAATGAAAAATTTCCAACGCGTGAAGCAGCAGAAAAAAGAATCAACTCCATAGACTGGAATCTGATTTCCGCAATGATCTATGCATGTAAGGAAGCAGATGAATATGAGAAGAAACTAAAACGAACTGCAAAAAAAACAAAGAATACTAACGAAAACAAAAAGGAGAAATAAATTATGTCAATTCAAAAGAATATCGGTAAAAATACCATTGGTGACAATAATAAAATGTCAGTAAGCCTGCATGAGTATAACATGTCAACTCATGACTTATCAACCATTGTAAGAAATACGCAAAGTCCTGGAACATTAGTACCAAACCTATGCTTAGTAGGGCAAAAAGGTGATACATTTGACATCGATATAGAAGCAAACGTACTTACTCATCCAACAACAGGGCCTTTATTCGGGTCATTCAAACTAGAGCATCACATCTATGCGGCACCTGTAAGATTGTATAACAGTTGGCTACATAACAACCGAACAAAAATCGGTCTGAATATGGCAAAAGTAAAATTACCACAAATAGGCTTAATACTAAACGGCAATTACGACGCTACAACAACAGAGGAGGAGCAATGGAGTCAAGTAAATCCAAGTTGTTTACTTGCATACCTAGGAATAAGAGGTTATGCGAACATAACCAAACCAGACACAAAAAGCATATTCAAAAACGCAGTACCAATACTAGCATACTATGACATCTTTAAAAACTACTACGCCAACACGCAGGAAGAAAACTTTTATATTATCGGAAATACTGAAGAAATAATAGTAACAATCAACGGAAAAAGGGTAAATCCGAATGCAATTCCAAGTAATGAAGGGAGAATTAACAACACAGGACTGATAGCATTAAGTCCAAATACAATAAAACAAAACGAGCTACAAATCAAAGTAGCAAAAAATTCACCAACAGGACAAAGTGTAATACTTGCACCAGGAGATATAGGAACATGGAAAATATCAGGAGAATTAATAACAATAACAACGAAAAATGTCCCAGAAGGGGAAACATGGTATATTCGAAGTGTACAAACAATAAACAGAACAACACTAGAAAGTTATCCACTAGAAAACCTAGACACAATCAGAGATAAAATACTATTAACGGCAGGAGATGTTGTATTTGATATATCAAAAACATCAATGAGTATAGCGCCGTTCACTAACTTTGTAAAAAGAAAAGCCGTAAACAACAAACTAAACTCAACGGACCCACAATACGGATTATGCCTAAAAACTTACAACAGTGATTTGTATCAAAATTGGATAAACACGGAGTGGATAGAGGGCGTAAACGGAATTAACGAAGCAAGTGCCGTAGACGTATCAGACGGTACGCTATCAATGGACGCCTTAAACCTGTCGCAGAAGGTATACAACTTCCTCAATAGAATCGCAATTTCAGGAGGAACTTACCGAGATTGGCTAGAAACAGTATACACTGGAGGTAACTACATGGAGAGATGCGAAACACCAACCTTCGAAGGTGGTGTAAGCCAAGAAATTGTATTTCAAGAAGTAGTAAGCAACAGCGCATCCGGAGACGAACCACTAGGAACACTAGCCGGACGAGGAGTAACAACAGAACGCCAAAAAGGCGGACATATCCGTATCAAAGTAACAGAACCATGTTATATTATGTGTATCTGTTCAATCACTCCACGAATCGACTATGGACAGGGAAATACCTGGGATACATACCTAGAAACAATGGATGATTGGCACAAACCAGCACTAGACGGAATCGGATACCAAGACTCATTAAACGGTGAACGTGCATGGTGGGCAGACTACTTTACAACAGACCCAGGCTTAAAACGTACATCCGCAGGTAAGACAGTAGCTTGGATTAACTACATGACAAATGTAAATAGGACGTTCGGAAATTTCGCGCCTGGAATGAGTGAAAGCTTTATGGTGCTCAATCGTAACTATTCAATCAGTCCAAACAAACAGATTGAAGATTTAACAACTTATATAGACCCAATAAAATTCAATTACATCTTTGCAGATACAAACCTAGACGCTATGAACTTTTGGGTGCAAACAAAATTTGACATCAGAGTAAGACGTCTAATTAGTGCAAAACAAATTCCTAACTTATAAAAATTATAACATTATGAAATACTCATTTCCATCAAAAAATAACGGTAGATTAAAATCAATAGAAATCTACGAAGGTGAAAGCATTGAAACAAAATGCGCAAGAATCCTTCAAGACAAAGAACCAATTACAGATACAGCACCAATTATCTATACAGCAAAAGAAGACGGTGTACTACCAGCGTACAATATACGAACAGACAGGTTTGATATAGCTATGGACGCCTACGATAAAATCACAAGAGCTTCAGCAAAGAAAGAAACAGCTCCAAAACCTGAAGATTTTGGAAATGTACCTGATAAAATACCGGGAGGCTCTCCCTCTGAAAACTAAACTGTTTGAAGAGGTATCTTCAAAGCCTTGTAGGTAACAAGCACTCCGGAGTATTTGTCCGGTTTAATTACCGGAAAATACACGGAAGTACGCACCTACAATTTATTATCAAGTAATATGAATATCGCTTTCAGACATGAAAGCGCGAAAATGTAAATAATTATGCTAGGAGCAATAATGGGTATAGGAGCCGGAATTGCCAAAGGAATAATGGGAAATCAGGCGAAAAAAGACCAATTTGAAGAGAACAAACAATTGATGGAGCACCAAGCGGAGCTAAATAAACAACAAGCGTTTTATTCCACAGGATTGGCAAGGGATTTATGGAATTACACCAATTACGAAAACACTATGAGACATATAAAAGGCGCAGGGCTAAGCCCTGGTCTCATATACGGACAAGGTGGAGCAGGCGGAAGCACGAGCGGAGCAGGACAAGCTAGCGGAGTAGGACAACCTAGCAAAACAGGAACAGAAATAGGACTCCAAGCGCAAGGAATGGCTCTACAATTGGCAAACGTAATGAGTCAAACAAGACTTAACGAAAGCCAAGCAGAGAAGAATAAAGCCGAAGCCGAAAAAATAAGCGGTGTAGACACCAGAACACAAGAAGCTACCATAGATAACCTGATAGCGCAAACTTCAAACGAAAAAGCGAAGAAAGGGCTCATCTTAGGACAAATCAGAGTAGCAGATGCAGAAGAGGAACTTAAACGAAACATGGCAGATTGGACAAAAGACAAAGCCGATGAAACACGCTGGAACATCAAGAGCCTACAAAAGGGAATTGATAAACTAGCTGAAGAAATCAACGGGATGAAACTCGACAACGAGTTAAAAGAAAGAACAATTGACAATAAAGTGAAAGAATCCTCTCTAACACTTCAAAATCTGATGAGTGAAATATTACTCAAAGGAAGCCAGAGAAAAGTCAATGAAGAGCAAGCAAAAGCAATTCCAGCACAAATTCTACAAGGATGGGAAGAGCTTACCAAAAAAGGAAAGGCATTAATCATCCAAAAAGAACAAATGGAAGCCTATGCACAAGATGTATTCAATAGATACGACTTAGGCAAAAAAGGTCTGAATATTGAAGAGCAAAAGCTCATCAAAGACATTGTACTTGGAATGCTCGAAATAGCTTCGAAAGGAGCAGGGGCAGCACTAGGAGCAAAAGTAGGAAAAACAGGACTTTAATAATATGTGTCTATATCCGAAACTCATACCAAATAAGCGGTACCTACCAACAAAGAAAAACGGCGGGGTACCGCCTGTTTGCCCTGATGAAAGACTACGTTATGTAACAGCAGCATGCGGGGACTGCTATGAATGCAGGAAACAAAAGCAAAGACAATGGGTGGTAAGAATGTCAGAAGAAAACAGACAAACGCCAAACGCCTACTTTCTAACACTGACAATCGACGATAAATCATACAAACAACTGAAACAAAAATACAAATTAAAAGATAATAACGATATTGCAACAAAAGCTATAAGACTATGCTTAGAAAGAGTACGAAAGTTAACCGGAAAATCCGTAAAGCACTGGTTTATTACAGAACTCGGACACGAGAAAACAGAAAGATTGCATCTCCATGGAATAGTTTGGGGCTTGGGAAATGGAAAGAAAGTAACGGACAATTGGAAATACGGAATCACATTCACCGGATATTTTGTGAATGAAAAAACTATAAACTACATTACAAAATACATGTTAAAAATTGACGAAAAGCACCCAAAATTCAGAGGAAAGGTGCTTTGTTCGGCAGGAATAGGAGCAGGATACCTCAAGCGAGAGGATGCCAAAAGACATGTATATATACCAGGCGAAACAAACGAATCATACCGAATGAGAAACGGAGGAAAACTCAACCTACCAATTTATTACAGAAACAAACTATTTACAGAAGAAGAACGTGAAAAACTATTCCTAGACAAAATCGAAAAAGGAATTGTATACGTACTAGGAACAAA